TGCGAATATCAGACATTGCTTCTTTAGCTTTATTTAACTCTCCCGAACGCATGGCTGCATTGATTTTAGCCGAGTAATTTCTAGCCTTGCTCTTAACTTCTTTGTCGTCTATGTTAGGAGGTTGATGCTTCGGTTTACTGATCCAACGATCATTTAAAATACTGTAAATGCCTGCACTGTGGTGCGGCTGTTGTACATCTTGTACATATAATTCTACATCAATACCTTTTACTTTAATATCGTATGTAGAATTGAATTGATTCTTCTTAGCTGTATAAAGCTCTTCTAGCTCTGGGCGATCATGCGGCATGTCGACTACTAAATGCAAATCGATATCTGACTTGTCACTGTAGCCAAATGCCGCATTGCTGCCGCTAATTGTAATGTCTCTTAGGTTAAGCCTAGGAACATTTAAAAATTTAGCAAAGTGGTGTGCTATTGCTAATAACTTATAACGAATCTCTGTCTTTAACTGTGTGCGGTCCCATAACAAGGGATTGAGCTCGTCATGATAGTAGATTGTTGACAGCTCATTTAATCTCATATTAAAACTTCATTAAAATAGTAACCACGGTTGCTAGTAAACCAGATACAATAGTAGCTGTTGCACCAATAATTACTTTACTCATACTATTGTGGCTGTCTTCGATTTTAGTAGCTAAAGTGCTAACTTTAACTTCGATAGTAGCTAGTCGAGTTTCTAGGTTCTGATAACGTAAAGCGCATAACTCTACGTGGCTTTCCAAATTCTCTTTTTCGATATCTGTAGGTTTCAATGACATATAGTCTCTCCAAAAATTCCTGCTCAAGGAAGCTGTGTGCCTGCTTGGATAATTGTGCCTTTATATGCCTTATGATTATATTTATTGCTTCTTAAAGAAAACAATATTCTTGCTTGCACCATCGGTGACAAACACATCATAGTTTTGCTTCATACTTTCGTCTAGCCCGCTAATAAACGGCACCATGTCAAAGTCGTTGATCATAAACCCAACTGGATTATCATCAATATCAAATAAAAAGTCACGCTCTGTTTCAAAATCAAAGCGCCAAACGTGTATAATTTCGTCGGTATTAAACCCTACTAAACTGCCACGCATCTCTAGCATCTCTGGCTTAGTATAAGTGGCCAAATTTGCTCTAATTCCAAGTGTTTGAATCACTGTTTGAAAGTTTTGTTCTTTCCAACGAGAAGCTTCTTTTCCTGGCTCTGGACGGTGTTGTCCAGTGTTAGTAATGTCAACGGTTGTATAAAGTTTATATCTCATGGCTATATTTAATAGCCGTAAAAAAAGGCCTATATAAAATAGGCCCCTTCCTTCCCATCCCTGAGAATAAACTAATTAACCACGGAATGGAGCAACGAAACCAGTAGGTACTGTTACTGTTGCAGCAACACCGCAACCTGCTAGAATAGCTGCTTCAAATACACCGTAACCGCCGTTACCAGCTGCACCACCTGTTGTGCCTTGTGCTGCTGAGTCACCGTCCCACTGGCTGTCAGTAGAAATGATAACGTGGAAGTAGTCATCAGTATCGTTAACTGGTGTGAATACTGCCCAAACTTCAGCTGTTTGCTGGATAGCGCGAACTGCTTTGCTGAACAAGCTGTTTGCATCTGCGTGGCTTACAAAAACATCAGCGATAGCAACTTTTAATACGCTTAACTGACGTGTACCGAATTGTGTTGTTGGTAGAGCTTTTAGGTAGTTAGCTGCTACTGTAGATCCGACTAATGATGGCATAATAATTCTCCTCTATATGCTTTGACTCACACTCTGTGAGCTCTTGTATATGTATTTAGTACAGAGGAAAAAAATGGGCTGAATAAGCCCATTTTTGGCTAGGTAATTTCATACCAGCATTTGTCTTTTCGGCAGCGATCTAGCAGGTTTGAGCCTTGATCAGTGGGTAGTTTAGCTAAAATAGCTTCGACGCTGTCTAAATCTTTGCCAGTAGCAGTTGGACCTAGCAATATTTCTGCAATATCATCCCAGTCAATTGCGTACAATGCGCCTTTTTTGTTATCAGCTGATCGTATAAAAAGCCCTTCCCAGGGTGCATATAAAAAGCCTGCGTCTTTAGCTAGAGTGCTAACTAGCAGTTGTTTGCTAACTCCTTTAAACGGACTGCCTGCTGGAATGTTATGCTGATGATAACGAGCAATCTTATCAACATTATGGATAACTTCAAGGTCTACTTGATGTGCAGAGCTAGCAAATGGTACTCGCACAAAAACGTTAATGCCGTTACGCTTAGATTCGTAACCTTGCTGTTCAAAATATTCGCGTAGTGCAATGCGGGTAGCTTTGTCGTCGGATGTACCAAACGACTTAGCCACTGTTGATAATTCAACTTGAAGATCTAGGTCATTTAACACTGGCTTGTTACTGCCTACTTTAACTGTAGAGATGCCAAAACTGCCTAAATGGCTATCAATAATCGCTTGTAGTTCTTTTGCAGTTGTGTGGTTAAATGATGTAGTGTCTCGGAAAATTGTATTCTTAGACATTAGGCCCTTTACTTTCAGTTATGCGTTTAATACCGCGTTTAAACTTACTAGGATCGTTTGCTTTGATACTGTTGATAAACCGGCGTTCTAGTTCTGCTGCTGTTTCAACATCATAGTTTTCTCTGATTAAGTTAATCAAATTTACAGCACTTTGTATTAGGTTAGTTCCGCGATTTTCTATAACCAAATCGGTATCACGACTTAGTCCAATGTCGCTTAGTTCTTGCAGAATTGATCTTGTACTTTTACGCATAGTTGTTATTTTCCGTACTTTCGTATTTAGCACCTATTATACAATTATCTTTTGGTTATGTCAATTATTGACTTTTTGCTGCGGTCGCACATACACTTAGCTAAATACTCAGTAGAAACCATGAGTGCCTACAAAGACACAGGAAACACAAAATGTTTAAAAAATTGTTACAGTGGTTAGTTGCTAGCCCAAATCAGCAACAAGAACTTGATGAGTTCATTATTAAGCATCGTCCTACTACTCCAGCAGAAGTAGATTATTGGGTTAGAGAATTTGATCTAAGAAAACAAAGGGGATACTTATGAAAAGAATTTTAGAAGCCGTTTGGAACTTTTTAGTTTCAGTAGGCGAAGCACGTCAGAAATATTTAGAAAAACACAAAGCAGCTTGGTACTAATATGTCATACACTATCTATAAGCTCCCAGTAACAGAGTTCCATAGATACAGAACTCACTTGTTATCACTTGATGAGGAAAGCCGCTACATGCGGTTTGGATTTCATATTAGGTCTGAAACAATTAACCAACTTTGCGAAAAATGGCAGTTGAATCCAGACAAGCATAAAGTGTTTGCTATTGAAGACAACAATATGGAAGTTGTTGCCGTTGGACATCTTAGCTTAGAAGATACACCTGCAGAACTTGCGTTTAGCGTGTTTAAAGAGCATCAGGGCAAGGGAATGGGTGATGCCCTTATGAGTAGACTAGTTGAATATTGCCAAAACCGCGGTATTAAATTAGGATGCATGGTATGTTTAGGCTCAAATGACAAAATTAAACATCTTGCTCGAAAGCACGGCATTCTTGTTAAAACAGAAGAAGGCGACAGTTATGGGCAAGTAGCTATTCCTAATCCAACACCTTTGAGTATTTGGCACGAATATGTTGAAGATAATTTGGCCAAGTTAGATCATTTGGGTAAAGCACAACGCAAATTTGCTCAAATGTTCAGATTTCCATTGCAATTCTAAATAAAAAGATATATACTTAGATTGTTGCAAAGGTTGCAAACAATCGTAAACTACACACAGAGGAGAAAATTATGTTTACATACGAAACTATCATCGATACCGTTCAAACCGGTAAAAAGCAAATTGTCAAGACATTCGTTCAAGACAAGAAATTCCAAGAAGAACTAAACAAACTAATCGACTCACAAGCAGAATTTGCTAAAGGTCAGATTAAGAGCTCACTAGCTATTGCTGAGTCACTTGTTGCTCACGCTAGCACACAATTAAAAGCATTTGTTCCAGCTTCTAAGTAATTTTCAACACACACAGGAGATATATTATGTCAGAATTTAATACACCAAAAGTACCAGAAGTTAAGTTTAATAAAAACGGTTACGAAATCCGTGCAGACATTCTAGCAATGGCTAAAGATCACGTTAACAACGAGTTCCAAGTCAAATTTGCAGGATGGCAATTATCAGCTGCTAAGGATGAAAAGACTGGCCAACTAGTTACTACAGTTGGTATGCCAGAGTATCCAGGAATGGATAAGGTTCTTGAAGCTGCTGAAAAGTTTTACAGCTTTGTTAACACTGGCGTAAAGAAGTAATTTATATATTATTGCCTAAACGGCTTATATTACAGGCATAGCCTTTATTATATATTAGGACGGACCCTACGGGGTCCGTTCTCTTTAGCGCATTGCTTTTTGAAGTCTAATGTAATAGTCTGGACGTTCGTCTAAATGATCCATTGCAATTTCAATTGCTGCTTTTACATTGCTAGTATGCTCTAGCTCGTGCTGAACTCCGTTGCGAAGTTGGTTAATAAAATCCTGTTCACTCATGCTGTGTTTAGCAATGATACTAGCAGCATCCGGTGTTGGCTTATCTAATAACTTGCTTTCGTTGATAGATTGTTTATCAAAAAGTTGAGGGTGTTTCTTAGCCCAGTTACGCATAATAACCGCAGCTCTTGCATTGGCTTCGTTTTCTTGAGGACTGCCAGTCGCACCAGCATCTGGATCTTCTAATTGGTTATCTAAGTCTTGTTTGAAATGCACTAGCTCATGTGCTAGTGTACGGCAAACATCCATAATGTGTCTGTTAACTACAGTTATGTCAATGTGCTTTTCACCAGGGGCATAACCGCCAAAGCTCTTGTACTCTAGGCTACGCTTAGTGTCAAACATAAAATTAAACTTAGGTAGTTTGTCTAGTTCTAAGTCTTCAGCAGCAAAGCGAATGAACTCCAAAAGGATCTGGTAAGTGTCCTTTTTGTTCATGCCTTCTGTTAATACGTCTCTTACTTTCATATAGTACTTATCTCTGTTCAATCCAGGTCATTGCGGCCAAAGCGGCCTTGTTAGCAATAGGAGCAGCCACGGCCAAAGTCAGTGTGTCGCTGACTGTGCCTAAACTACTGCGACCAATCTGATACACAGTGTCCCTGTCCAGTCTAATGCCCGTTCCGCCGCCGCCTGAAATAACAAATCCGCTGTCAATGTCCGTGCCGCCTGTATAACTGGTAGCACTGATGTCATACTGTGTAAATGCGTTGGCATCAGGCATGTCCACAAAATTAGCACCTGTCAGTGTGGCATTAGTTACTAACTTGTAGAATACTGAGGTATTGTCCAATGTGGCCGCTTGGAAGAATGTAGGTAGGACAATACCTTGTAGGTTTGAGGATTTTAATCTAATGCTGAGTATAGGATAGAATGTGTTGGCCGCGGCCATGGTCCTGCCTGTGATAGGGCTGGTAATGTTCTGTGCGATACCTAGTTTCTCAGCCTCGCCTTCTGTGGTAAGACTGTTAGAACCCTGCCACATATAATGATATGGAGCAGTCTGTCCACCTGTGGTATTGGTCAGTTCTAGTCTAATGGGCAAAAATGGTGTGGAGCACCAGGGTGTGGTAATAGTGTTGCTGTTTTCAAACGTGTGTATGGTATGTATGTGCCCACGAATCAACCATCCAAATTTGACTTGACCCACACCATACCAGTCGTAGTTTATGACAAACATCTGCTGTGTATTAGGATTAGCCACAAGGGAACTGGGTCCGGTGCCGTCTAATCTATCGCCATTCCAATCACTGCGAGGGATGCGGGTTTCGACAACTGATCCAGAAGTTTTAGAACGTATTACACAGTAATATGTTCCGTCACCTGCATCTTCAAAATAAACGCCATTGTTTTCATCAAACATACCTATGCGTCTACGTATGCCCGCAACTGGTGTTTGTAATCGCACTGAATAACTGAGTTCGTTATAGCGTCCGGGAATGTATCGCATGACGTTGCGAGTTTGTCTGATAACTTGTGAACCCTGTGTGTTGGTCACACGCATTACTACTGAAGATAGGTTACCGTCAAATGTAGCAGTGCCGCTGTTGGCAGTTGATTCATCCCAGATGTCTGTCTCTTTGCCGAACTGGAAAGTATTGAAGAACACAGTCTGATACTGACTAATCTGTAGTCTGTTCTTACTAGTGTAGCCTGCACGAGCATCCTCGACTCTAAGTATAGGCCGGCCTTCTGGATTGTAGTCCATGGCATTGTGTAAGTCGAGCAAATGACTTTCATGAGGATGCCGATAGTTAGTTGAATTAGGTTGTTGTACGCCCATAATATATTAAGGTTGAGGTGTCCATGGACGATGAGATTCTAGAGGTGAACCATCGTCAACTGCAACATCTCCTACATACTTTGATGCTAGTAAATCAATATTTAATACATTGTTTTCTCTGTAGTAAGTTTTAGTCGAATCTAGTGTTCCACTAATAGTCCCATCACGAGCAACTGTCTTACCTTGACGTTTAGCTTCAGCAATAGCTAACTTAGCTTCCTGGCGCTCTTGTCTTGTTTCTAAATGTGCAATTCCATTAGCTGACATTATTTGCCTCCTAGAATTTGCATTAGTGCATCATGCACGCTAATGCGTTGAGGTTGTTCTTCTGCTGATTGTGCTGTTGGATATAAACTAGGATGCTGTACACGCATATCGCTAGGATGTTTAGGACCATTAACTCCGCCGCCGGCATTTACAGTCACACTATCAATTCCTGCATACTTTTCTTCTGGTTCATTTGCCCAGCAAGATTCTTCGTCATCTGGCGCAAGATCGGCAATTTGTTTTCCTCTGTTTGGTTCAGCATCCGCAGGTGGCTGACTTAAAGGACTTAATTGCCCTGGTTGTCCTTGATCTGCTTGTGTAACTAGCATTAGAATGCTTTTTATTAAATTGTTTGCGTCCATGTTATTATCCTGTATCCTATATTTAGTGTTAAATACTCCACTATGATAAACAAAGAACCTTTTAAAAAACTGTTACAAGAGCTAAAAGACAACGGAAAATACCGTGTTTTTAACGATATTGTTCGAGAAGCAGGTAAGTTTCCTACTGCAATCTGGTACGGACCATATAACATTAAGAACATTGTAAATTGGTGTTCAAATGACTACTTAGGTATGGGTCAACACAAAGTTGTGTTGGATGCTATGCACACAGCCCTTGATCATACCGGCTCTGGATCAGGCGGTACTAGAAATATTGGCGGTACTAGTCACTATCACAGGGCATTAGAACACGAGCTAGCAACACTACATAAAAAACAAGCCGGCCTTTTGTTCAGCAGTGCATATGTTGCTAATGAATGGACATTGATTGCTTTAGCAAAGATTGTGCCAAACATCGAATACATTAGCGACAGTAAAAATCATAACAGCATGATTGTGGGCATAAGCCATAGTAAGGCTCCAAAAGTTGTCTTTAAACACAATGACTTAGAAGATCTAGAACAAAAACTTAAGATCAGTTTTGCACAAGGTAAAACTCCTTGTGTAGTTTTTGAAAGTGTGTATAGCATGGACGGTGATGTTAGCCCTATAGCTGATATTTGTAAACTTGCTAAGAAGTACAAAGCAATTACATACATTGATGAAGTACATGCGGTAGGACTCTACGGACCACACGGCGGTGGCAAGGTAGAAGAATTAGGACTAGAAGCTGAGATTGATATAATCAACGGAACACTTGGCAAAGCCTTTGGAGTCCAAGGTGGCTATATTGCTGCCGATGCAGATGTAATTGATGCTATCCGTAGTGTAGCTGCTGGCTTTATCTTTACAACAAGTATGAGTCCAGTAAGCTGTGCTGGTGCGTTAGCTGCTATTAAGTATTTAAAAGAGCATCAAGAAGTTAGAGATAAGCATCAAGAGCGTGCTCGTAAGTTAAAACATAGATTAACTAAAGCTGGTATTCCAGTAATGGATACTACAACTACACATATCATTCCAGTGCTCATTGGTGACGCTAAGAAGTGTAAGGCCATTAGCGACTATTTGCTAAGTGAACACGGCATTTACGTACAACCAATTAACTATCCAACGGTTGATGTGGGGACAGAACGTTTACGATTTGCGCCGTCACCGTTTCATGATGACGGTATGATCGAAGACTTAGTAAATGCTCTTAAGCAAGCATTTGAACAATTTGAGTTACACCGAACACAAGCATAGCACGAGCTTCGGCATTTGTTGCTTCCTCGTTTAACTTGTCAGTGTTGACTAAATCTTCTAATAGGGCACGAGCTTCGTCCTTAGACAGCTCTCCACGTTGCACACCTTCTGCAATTTGTAACGCCATTTGAGCACGTTGCTCAGCCCAAGGTAAACCGCACCCTGCTAAATGTAATAAGTGTTCTTGCATTAGAATCTCCCTTGTACAGTGTGTGCAATCATGTCAGACTGTTGTATTAAGATTTTCTTTTTAATTTCACAATACAATGGGCTAACTGGACCTTTGCTGCTGCGGTCTCTTAATTCTTTAACTGTATCATTCATGTTGCCGGTAATTTTAGCAACGTCACGAGTGTCTTTAGACTTGCTATAAATGTCCAACCACTCAACTTGTTGTGCAAGTAATTTTGATTGCTCGGATATGTTTCCTTTGCAATCAAAGTTACGGCTTGTTTGCTGTATATCAGTTACAGCCTTACTTTGATTTACGTCCCATCTGCTGGGAATGTAATCCTTTAATGAACTGCATCCTGCCAACATTACTGCTAGTATTAGTATCGCTCTTTTCATAATGATCCTCTAGGCTGTGTCCGCCTTCCATTAATGCTATTTCTAATTCAGTAAACTTAGGACGTTGCTTACCCCAGAAGTTTATGTATATTGAATCAACGCTCGGTTTCACTTTTTCTTTCCACTCTTCATGTTAGCACACCAGTGTGCCATGCGTTGTCGCTCACCCGAGCTGTTTTTAGCAATGCTTCTTAATTTAGTTACGCTTTGTTTACAATTAACACCACTTCGTTTTGCAAGACCTTTTCTTCCGGGATTCTTCCCATCTGCGAAGTTTTCGTTTTTCTTACGACCTTGACAATGAGCACGTTGACTAAATCCTTTCGGAGCATTACAGTTGATAGATCTTTTGTATTTTTTACTCCACGATTCGTCTAGGCGCAAAAATGTATCTGCAAACATTTTGCATAAATCAATAATCTTTTTGTTTTCAGTTACTTGCTCGTTAAATTTGTTTTTATGATCGTCTTGTGTTGGATCGGCATAGCCACAATAAACTTTTCTTACTTTAGAATTATTGATAATATCGGTGCAGCTAGAGCCATATCTATCATTCATTGTTTCGTTACATGGAGTCAAAGTAGTAACAATAATACTGCCTGCAGGAATGTCTCCGTACTTTGATTCATATGCGTCCATTGCATTTCTTTCTGCATGTGACCACTTGCCTGCTTTTCTCTTACTTGTCCTAAACACCATGTTGTTATCGTTGTCAATAACACATGCGGCAACCATCCCGAACTTATCAGGATTCTTTTTTTGATTTTTAATAACAAGCGAACAAAGTTTTACTAGTACCTTGTCTAGCTTATTGGTATTGTGTATTTCAAAATCACTGATCTTCATATGGGATTCCTGCAAGCCCGCAACCAAATCGAGCTAGACCTTCAATAATATCTTCAAACAGGGCTATAAGGGTTTCTCGGGCGATCATAGCCGTCGTCCTCTGGGTAAACTGGATACTCGTTCATTTTGTTATCCTAAAAAACATATGCTCTGCATCTGGTATAAATCCGCCAGCGTCAACAATTTGATGTAGTACTCCTTGCATCATAAAAAAGTTAACGATTGACCTTAAGAATCTATCTTCACTATCATCAAAGCATAACACGCTACCATTCTTTGCGTGCTGTGTTATATTTAACAAGTCAGCATAAGCAATTTCAGTTGTGTGGCCGCCATCTATAATATAACCATCAAATGAATTATCTACGTGTAATAACTTTGGAAGTTCAATCATCGAATTTCCTTCGATTAGAGTAATGCGTTCTCCAAAAACAGATTTGAGATATTGATAGCATTCTCTAGTATATGGATTGCAGCATAGATCAATTGCTGTATATTTTAGTTCAGGGTTTGCTGTTAGCATTAATAATGCAGAATGTCCTGCATTAAACCCTACTTCAAGTATGTTTGTTTTAGTTATTGCAAACAGTGATAAGTTATGTCGTTTGCTTTTAAACTCAGGCCTCGGATATGTAGTTGGATCGGTTGCATGATGTCCAAACACATTACCTTCTATTGTTGGATACTTTGATAGTATATTAGTAATAGCTCGTAAGTTAGCAGAATACTCAGAAAGAAAAGGCTCACTAGACTCGTCTAGCAAGTAATTTAGAACTTTCTGAGTTTGACTGTCCATTATGGGCACCAGCTACCTTTTGCTTCACCATAGTACTCACGTGCATAACCATTAGAAATTAACATAGCACGTAGACTTTGCCCGTTTAGAATAATATCACCAAGAACCCTTCCACCGAACTTATCCCAGTCATAGAGGACCACTTGACGTTGGGTACTAGCCGCCACTGCCTTCTTTGTAAATTCAGTTGCTGCCAATCCACGTTGGTTTTCTGATTCGCACTTTGCTCTGAATCCTTTTTCTGGAGTATCGACTCCGAAGATTCTAACTGCCAATTGAGGTTTAAGCGGCTGTGGGAGAAAGGGAGCAGCGATCACCACCGTATCGCCGTCGTTTACTTTAAGAATTTGTGCGTCGTATGTAACGCCTTGTGGTGCTTTTTGTGCAAATGCTAGTACAGGGACCAGCAATAAAACTGCTAATAATTTGTTCATTGGAAATACTCCGTTATAATAACAGAGTATTTACCTAGATATAGTTGTTAAACCAACCTATTTTCTTTCCTTCTGCCACTCTGCGATCATGCTCTCCAACAGAGGAAGGATAACGCCAAGCCCAACAGGCAACAATGGCCATAAAAATACCAGTATATACCAATCCACGAGTAGGTACTCCTCCTGTGTACATAAGCACTAAACTAAGGCTCATCATACCCAGCATCAAAAATTTAAGCTTCAACGGGAAGACACGCTTCTCGCCCCAATTAGTAAGAAACGGACCAAAGATCTTATGATTCATGATCCAATCATGCATACGCTTACTGCCCTTACTAAAGCAGTATGCGGCAAACACAACGAATGGACTATAGGGGATGCCAGGTGTGACAACCCCTATATAAGCCATACCTAAGCTGAGAAACCCTAGCGTATTCCAAAAGAGTTTCTTCATAGGATGTATTGCATCCAGTCATCATGCTTGACATGGAATGGTAGTTTCTTGCGCTTGTTTACAAGTTCCCAGTAATCTGGCTTGTAAGGAGCACGCTTTGGCTTCCATCCTGCTTTGTCAGCTTTGGCAGCATTACATGGTGAGCAAGCAGTAACGCTGTTCTCCCACGTAGTTTTACCACCCTTTGAAATTGGGTGTACGTGGTCAAGAGTAGCGTCCTTTTTGTCAAGTCCTGTACCGCAGTATTGGCATGTATGATCGTCGCGAAGATAGACATTGCTACGGCTGAAACGAACCGTAGTTTTTGCCTTCATGTATTCACGAAGCATGATAACTGATGGAACAGGGGTTTCCCAGGTTGCGCTATGAACAATCCAATTGTCATGGAAATGTAGTACATCTGCCTTATCTAAGACCATGTACTTAATAGCTTCTTCCCATGGGATTACGCTCAACGGCATAACCGAAACAGGCAAACCATCTGCGTTTAGAACAAGGGTATCCGACACTTTAAACCTCTCTACGTTGCGTTACAGACCCAACCAAAGAAGTGTTATTATACACTCAAAATTTTATTTATGCAAGAATTTTTTGAGCAAACTCTAAACCTGAGCGGTCTATTGCTGAATTCCATTGATCTTTAGTGTCGGAACCAAAAACCAAATCTAAATCCGGAGTTGCTATGCACCAGCTAGATTCTTTCTTCCAAGGAGAGCTTCCTTCGAGTTCTCCCTGTAGCTGCCCATCTGCCCATCCGCACATTCCTACAAACATTCTCCATTGCTTAGGAGTGTCACCCATTGCAAATCTAGGAAGTATATCTTCAGCAGAACTAATACTAAAGGTATCGCTAATTTGCATGGTGTTCTTACTAGTCCATTCATTAGTGTGCAACAGACTTAGACTTTTTACATTCACTGGACCGCCTAAGTAAACGTATCCTGGTAGGGCGATATCAAATCCTAATTGCTCTCCAAACTCTACTAGACTCATTTGGCTTCGTTTGTTAAGGACTAGTCCTACACTACCTTCTTCGTGATGCTCAGTAACCATAATTACTGTCTTGTACCAAAAGTTGCCTTTGACCGCAGGCGGAGCGATTAATAAGTTACCGATTAAATTCATGCAAATATTTATTAGCGTCGACGGTTGATGGTATTTTTTACGTCACCAACCGTGAATGAATTTTTTCCTCGACTCTTACCAAAGGCTGGGTTTTGATCCCATACAAGGTGCATACTTAAACCAGAAGACCTACCATTAGGTAACATTAACGTTCCGCCGCCTTCCTTACCTAAGACAATGTTGTCTGGTGAATATGCAAATGCGGGCATAAATGTAATCATATACATTGTACCAAGATCGCTTCCGGGACGTAAGTTGTTCATCTTGTAAAACTTGTAGACATAGTCTAACTGTTGTACAGCAGTCATCTTAGCAAGCTCCGCTTTACTTGTACCTAATGCTCTAGCAGTTGGTTCTGTAAATCCTATAAGACCTATCGAAACATTTTTAGGATCGTGGGATGTTGGACTAAAGGTTCCTGCTGTTTCAAACTTAATAATTCTAAACAACGTATCGCGTTCAATGCCCAATGCGTTAGCAACTTTTTCAAGTTTAGCATTAAAGTCGGGATCCTGAATTACCGAAGTATCAATTTCTCTTGCTTGGCCCGAACTACGCTTAACATCCGCAGGTGTGCTTTTATCAAACTTTATTTTCTTGTCAACAATAATTCGATTTAACTTGCCTACAGTCTCTGGGCCTGGATCGCCGTCAACTTGCAGACCGTGATCAGTTTGAAATTGTTTTACTGCGGCTGAAGTCTCAGGTCCTCGAATACCATCCACCCCGTGCTGTGGAAGTTTATATCCTAGCAATAACAATACTTTTTGTATGTCAGCAATTTCTGTACCAACTCTACCAGATGGTACATTAATTGATTCGCTGATTGCTGTTTTAAATTCTACGAAACGCATCTTAACTCCAATCTGGTAAAGGTCCGCCGTACTTCTTACCTTTAATTTTATGTCCGCCTACCTTAACGCGAGTCTTGCCAACCTTGTGTGACTTCTCACCATCTCTAGCACGTAGGCCTTGTGCTTTGCAACTTGATAATTGACTTGCACCTAATTCACTATCTGGTTTAGAACTTAGACATAATGAACGTGATGCTTTGCCCGACTCATCTAAACCTGTGTGATCATGGCCGCCGCAGAACTGACAGGATGATTCTTCAACTTTGTCACATACACATTGCGACTTAGGACGATCACATGCATCGCAATACTCTGTTTTGTAACGAGGTTCTGCTTTATGTCCACGCTCTGGTCTGCTGCCCGGACGAGCTGCACGCTTTGGACTTGTGCCCAATGCTGCTTCTTCTAACATTTGATCTAGGTCTTCAACGCTTTCGCAGTTCCAACGACTTAATGCTTTTGCCTTAGCTGTTGGACGGCCTTTTTCGTCTTTCATAGGACCCTTAACACCTGACATACGAGCACAGAAGCTCTTACGGCGTTTAGCATCTTTACTGCCTGCTTTCAATTCGCTAGGCTTTTTAGTAACTGCTGTCTTTAGTTTGCTACCTGGGTTCTCTCTGCGATAAGCCTTAACTGCCTTATCACTCATACCATCAGTTTTGTCTTTTTTGTTAACTGACTGCCAATCTTCTTCCATTCCTTCTTTAGGAACGCAGTTAGGGACTTGCTTACTGCCCTTCTTCTTCATGCCAATTTGCTTGTACCCTTTCCAGCAAGGATCGCTGGCTTCGTTAGTTTCACCGTAACGCTTATCATCTAAGTCGTCGTGATAACTACGCGGTGCCGGTTTAAGCTCTTTTTTCTTTTTAGGAGCAGAGCCTCTCCAGCCACGTTCCCAAGCTGATGCGCCAGCGGCTGCTGACTTGCCTTGCTTGACAAAGTGGTCGATAACTTCTTGTTTGCTGTTGAATTGTGCTTCTGTTAGGACTTTAAAATCGTTAAATCTCATAATAGTGTTCCAGGTGGATATTACGTTATTTATTGATTTTATGGTAGTGTTTTTATAAAGTCCGCTAGTGTATCAAATACTATTGTTTTGCTCTTTAAAGCACGATATGTAAACTTTTCAAGCTCTTTTTCTGTTTCTAGCCCATAGCCAGTACGCACTAATACAGGCTTTGCTCCCATATTAACTGCTGCTTTTAAGTCCTTAATCTTGTCACCAACATAGTAACCTTCTTTAAACTTAATATGCGGGTGTTCTTTTTCGCAACGCTTAAACATACCTGTGTTAGGCTTTGCAAACGGATCTTCTTTGCGACTACTTGCAGAGTAATACAGTGCATCAATGGATAAGCATCCTGCTTGTCCCAACAACTCAAACATACGGTCGTGTACTTTGTCAACATCTTCTATAGTCATTACGCCCTTTTCGATGCCGCCCTGATCTGTAATCACAGCAATTTTATATCCTTTAAGCCTAAGTTCAGCCATAGCTTCTAAGCTACCAGGAATAGGTGTAAAGTTATCAGGGTGAGTAACGTATGTTCCTAAATCAACGTTAATAACGCCGTCACGATCTAACCCAACTACACACTTAGATCCAATCTCTTCACCGCCAGTCCATATAATGTTTGTCATTGATTTAACCATTCAAATACGTTAAGCCACTGTCGCTTACCGATTGTTTCTTTTAGATGTTTTAGGTCTGCACAAGTTTTGTTTCTAAACCTAGTTATCTCAGTTGCTGGAACTGGTTCGAACTCAATTGGCACACCTTCTTGCTCTGCAATCTCTTCTGCAATGTCTAAGAAGCTATGAGGAACTCCTGCACCGCAGTTCCAAATGCCTGAGCCGTGTACTTGTTTAATAAAGTCAATGTGTAGTCTACACACATCGCCTACCCAAGTCCAGTCACGCTTAATATGTTCGGCATTTTCCCACACAGTGATCTTACCTTCCTTGCGAGCTTGTGTACGCCACTTGTGTATAGCATTGGCTCTTCGTCCACGTAAATGCATCCACTTACCATATACGTTAAAGTAACGGAACCCTTGTACCATTATGTGTAAGTCTTGCTGAAAGACCCAACGATCAAACAAATACTTTGACCAAGCATACGGTGTTTGTGGATGGCACTCGGCATACTCACTAAAGTCTTTAGTGTTACCGTAAACGCTACTGCTGCTGGCATACTGTAAATTAACACCGTGCTTATTACACTCGTTAAACAACCATTGACTAAACTCGTAGTTTTGTTTCATGATTGCATCAACATCAGTGCTAGTCATATCAGCAATTGCACCTAAGTGAATTACCCAGTCGTAATTAGCAACGTCAGGTAGATCGTTTGGATCCCATTCCCATCCGTCTACATGCCAATTTTCTTCTTGATTGCACCATGCTAACATGTTGCGGCCAATAAAGCCTTCATGCCCGGTTATTAAAATACGCATGAGTTATTTAAGGTTCTAAGTTGTTTGTTTTTAAAAATTCTGGCATGTTGTCAACTGTTAAAGGTAAGCATACAGATGACTTTGTAACCTTAAAATTAAATCCATCGATAATCTTATCAATTTGCTTTTCGATATCGCTAGCAGGTAGGTTGCTAATCCACTCACTGTGTCCGCGACCATCTCGTTCGATGTCCCAATCAAAGTATTTCTTAACCTCTTTTTCTAAGTTAGTAATAGCATTAGTTGGACCATAGTACACAACATTGAAACAGGCTACATGGCTGTTACGGCTGTAGCTGTTTTGGTAAACACCAAGACGTACCTCAGGGTGTCCTGTAATTCCAATTTTAGAATCAGGAGCACCCATTGGGTCTTGGAAAATGTAAAACAATTTCCAAGAACTCATATCACACCACCCACTGGCAAGCTGGCAATGGAAGCATCATACCTGTAATAGTTATAGTGCTACCATCTTTGCGTGTAATAACTTTACCCTTGCTCTGATTGTAGTAATTGATAATGCCGTTTAGTACACGGAACTTATCGTGCTCAGGAAGTGCTCCTGTAATTTGTTTATTTTGATAAGCGTTCCAGTAGCTAATCTTTATGCCTTCTTGAATACTTTCGGCATCACCCCAGCGGTCGATAAGCAGTGCTGCAAGCTCTTCATCGAACTGTTGTGTAAGTGTAATGCCTTGCAATGCTGCGGCATGATACAAATAAGACATTGGACGGAAAATTTCCAGAACCAAGTGGGTCATATTCCAGTAATTGCGATTAAAGTGCAATGCTCGATCCCAGAAGATACCTTTGTTACCATAGGTGTCTGCAAGGTCGTAGCACTCGATGCCAGACTTAATCTGTGTAAATGCGCCTGCACATGTTGCGTGGCGCTTAACAACACATCCGTTCTTGGTTAGAATGTTCATCATACTAACAAAGGTAACATCTTTAGTTTCCCAACCAATTAAGAAATCATCGTATGGGCTCAATTGACGCTTGTTTAGTCCGTTGATTCGACGCATATTAAGACCTGCAATAAAGCAACCAAACAAGATTCTACCTTCGTCGGTGTCTTCAAACATACCGTTGGAAGTAATTTCTTCTGATGTAAATTGGTCGACATCAACGATCCATGCTGGGAACTTTGTGTAACCCTTGAGTTTAGAAACTTGAATAGTGTGATGCCCGTCCCATACCGCATGAATTACTTGCCCTGTTTTAAGGGTCAGTTTGATAATGCAAGGAACAATTACAGACGTGTGATCAAAGTCACTGTAGATCTTACTTACGTGAGTTGGTGCAATGTCTCGTTGGAAGATTGGCCAAACAAATAGATCAACCCACTCTAAAAAGTTAAAATAAATCTTAGGACGAGTTGCGCCAAACACCCAATATCCGCCGCCACTTGGGTCATAAGGAGTTGAAGGAATAGTGTACTTAGGTCCTAGTACTGTTAAAAGTGCATCATGCACATCCTGCACTGGGATAATTTCGTTAGGAAAGTTTTTTGCCATTTCGCGAAGGTCGATTGCGTCATCCTTCATTTCGAACTTGTGTTTGTATTTGTTTACAAACGTTGTGATGGCTTGTTTTTTATTGTACGTCTTTTGCTTTGCTGGTCTAAAGTTTGCAAAAGTAGGGGCTTGTGCGGTAGTCACACTTGTAGTTGTTGTCATTGTAATCTCCTGATATACTAAGCGCAAAAACAAACCTATGTATTGCGGTGTTCTATCTAATTGTTAGAGCGTCTATTTTCAGATAACTTACTTTTAACACTGCTAACAATTTAATTTTAATGATCTTGTATTTTTAATACAAGATCTTTGGTAATCTATTACTTAGGTAATGGATTGAATCTTGCCAGGAATGCTTCTAGTCGGCAACTGTATGTTTGTTTGGTGTTTTCATTAAAATACTCTACCCATTGATCATTTTCAACAACAGGTAGTGCTGTAATTTCAAATACTCGGTCCATGCCACTATATCTTGCTCCAACGTAAGGAGATGTATCTATTGTTATTCTCATTGTATTAACATCCTTATAAGTCCGATAGTATCAATTGTTGTTAGCAAGAGGTAATTAGCCAACATGCCAAACGATTTCCGAGTGTAAGCAGCCCAACCGTACATAGCGCAACCAGTGATCCAAATAGGGTAAAGAATAATGAGAGGTGGCGTAGGGACTGTAAGGGCCATTGTGATACTACAGCCAATACTAATAGCCCAAGCAAGAAGCTCGATAATAAAACGAAAAGGATGGCTAGCATAATCTTCCTTGATCCATTCAACAGTAGGTTTAAAAATTGTGTCTATCATGTGTATAGTTATAAAAAAAGCCCGCCAGGTGCGGGCTTTTGTGAGCAAGGTAGTTAATTACTTAACTAGACCAGCTGCAAGGGCTTTGTAACCAGCTGCAACAACTTTGCGGCTTGGCTTGCCAATCTCATACTCAAGAACTTCAACACCGTTCTTTGCAGTGCGGCGGTTTGCATAAACTGCATAACCTTTTGCACGAATGCGGCTTGCTTCTGCACTAATGTTCTTAATGCCGAAACGCTTCTCAGCTGCGGATGCAGTGATCTTCTCGCCTTTGTACATAGCGTCGAACAGTTTGTAAGTTTTAGTTTCTGGATTGAAAAATTTCATAGCCTATTTCCTTTTTAAAGTTTAATTAAATTAGCTGACTTTTACGTATCAGCATGTTGTTATTGTATTACCTGTATATTATTAGGTCAAGCACTTTTGGTTAAATTACTTTTGAGTGTTTCGCACCAAAATGTTTTATTTGGAAAACGAATAGATGCCAATCTAATTGCTTCCTCTAGTGTAGGCGCCTGTGCTAAAAACTGTCCAGTTTCTTTTGCATAAGCATACCATACTTGTCCAACCTTTTCGGGCTCCACTTCTACTTCTGTAGAGTCAGCTTTCTCTTTACGATTAATTTGCTCTACTTCCTTAAGAATTTGGATAATCTTTTCTGGATCTTCTTTCATTGCAGAAATCATAATAGATCCGCGGAACTTCCAGCCCACAAAAAAACAAAGAACACCTGTAATGATTAGTTCAATCATAACCTCTCCTCGCAATAGTTTATTTAAACGCTTCCAGGTTTAAAATTTTAACTATGCGTTCAGACAAATCTTCCCCATTTGGAATAACATACGTTTGCGTTTCGTGACGGTCACGTTGTCGATCATATCGTCGGACATTTAAAATTTTGCCACCGACCGCAGTTGTAAGTTCAAACGTAATCCTGTCTTCGCCTTCTTGTCGAGGCAAGTCAATACTCAGGCCGCCGCCTACATAGCTTTTTGCTGTATTCATTTCTTCTGCCACCTTTCGCTTAACATTGATTAGTTCTGCTCTTCGCAGAATGACACGGTCAATCCAGTTCATTGCAAGTTCCTTCGGAACTCAGAAGGAAGATCGTCGTCATCGTCTTCTTCGTTATAGCTGCGGATGAGTTGTGCTTTAACATCGTCTGGCAGATTGTCAAATTCTTCATCTGTCATTGGAATAGATTCCGCCTCGATTTCTTCTCGAGTTTTATTTTCGAACATGCTTTGAATCTCTTTTACTAAAGCATCAAGTTCTTCTTGTGTGCCGTCAAAGTTGTCAAAGCAACCTGGAGCAAATTCAATTTTAAGTGGTTTGTTTTCGTCAGTCATATTACTTGCCTTCATCGATAGTTTTAAATAAGTCCCTGCGCTCTTGTTCAAATCGTTTCCAAGAATCCTTAACAGTATCCCAGAAAACCCATTTTAACAGAATTGATACCCAGATTGCAATACCAATTTGCATTGTTACTGGAGGTGTACCTGTTCGCAGAAATCCTCCAAACCCTAGGCCAATAAAAAATCCGCCAATAACGTATGCTCGTTGACCATACGACCATTTGTCCCAATGCCATTTTAAAAATGCTAAGAACTTTTTCATTTTGTGTGTTCCTTTGTAAGTTCACAAACTAGTAAAAACCGTTCGTAAGCCTTACGAACACTTGGATTGGACAATAACTTATCGGCTTCCTCCTGCATGGCTTTAACACCTGCTTCAGCAGCTTCTCGATAACTACACCATTCAAGTGCATATCGGTCACTGCCCATAGCTTTGGCTAGAGCTTCCCATGCATCTTTTTGCTCTTGAGTAAGAGGTTTATTCTTCTCAGGAGTTCTTAATGCACTTACTTCCATAATGTGTTTGCTAATGGCATCTTCTGCTACACGACCGGCAGCAATCATAGGAGCATATGCAGGATCAATATTATAACGACGACTGCTTCCGCCAGGATATACCATAACAAGGTGTGTGCCTTTACTAAAACTATCTAGCAAATCAGAATCGTATTCTGACACAGGCTCGTACTTTCGCCCAACCTTTTTATAGTACACAGTTTTCATTACAAACCTTTTTGGTACCGTTCCTCAAGGGCTTGGCAATGCACACAAAGCATACAGCCTTGGATTGCCTTGCGGCGTGCTTCTGGGATTTCTTCTCCGCATTCAGCACATTCTTCAAGGCTTTCAAACCTGCGTTGTTCAGCAAGTTTTTCTTGAACCTTGCTGAGTGCGCTCATATGCAGTTGTAGGCTACGAATCTGTGCAACTTCGGCTTCTTCTTCGTTATTGTATTCAAATTGTTCGTTTTCGTTCATAGGTACTTCAATGTAGTTATGTTAAGGTGTGTATTATAACACCATGTTAGCTAAAACGCAAGCAAAACTCCGTCCATCTTTTCGGAGTAATGTGTGCTGTAATACTTATTACATAACCGTAAGAAACTGGGTCTGCAATAATATGGAAGGTTGGATCAATTCCGTGCTGCATTACCCATGCACCCTTTTCAGTTTGTTGCCATTGATAAATTGGTTGAGCTGCATACAGCTCTGGATCTTCAACATCACTCATAGTCATTCTATGAACATTTCTGCGTTCATATACTTCATCATTAACTACAATGAATTGTTGTTTAGCAGGCATATTTGATTCCAAAGAAAGTTGCCCATTTTTCTTTGTAAAAGTAAAACTCTGCCCTGCTAGGGGAAACTGCTTCATAGCCATCATTATTATACTCCGCAGGGCAATATTTAAAGTCAAAGTCGGTTCCTTGCACCAACCCGTGTGCCCGCAACTCTCTGACTATTTGCATACACTGCTCCGGCTTAACGTGTGTTATTGTTGAGACAGCCATCTTAGCTTGAACCAGTTTGCATCTTTTTCATCTTTAAACATCCAAACCAGGCCTTCTGTCCATTTGTCTCCTCTGATGTTTTGCTCAACCCATGAGTCGACACTATAACCAAATTCCCAAGTCATAGGTTCAAGCACAACCTCATGCCACCCGGCCTGTCTAAATGCTGCACGCATTACCTCTGCATCAATTTGTTTAGCCAATTGATCAGCAGCTTTGCTTATCTGCTCTTCATATAAAGATCCAGACTTGTCGGTGAGCATCCTCTTTTTAAGCATCGTCGCTTTCTACTTTAGGGATATGGTCTGCCCAACGAAGTATAAACCAAGCACGCTTTTCCTCGCTTTTGAAAGACCACAACCATTCATTCATTGGTGTGCCGCATCGGTTTTCTTTTGCCCACACTGACATCTCCTCGTGGAGTTCAGGGGGTATCTGTCCTTTTTCAAACTTAATGCCTGGCAAGCGGAACATACCCACTTCTACTTTTTCAAGAAAGAAGTCTTCTTTAGTTTCAATATCGATCATTGTGCATCTTTCGAAATTTGTTTATAACCTGCCCAGCTAGGGTGTACTTGGTCTGGCTGATATCGTGTGGGCTTGATTACAAAATCACCAAAGCTAACAGCAACGAGATTTACGTCGTCTGCTTGCTTAGGAAACAATGCTGGATTAGGTAACACCCAATACACTCTTTGAGCCTTAACACGTTCACGCAGTTTGTACAATTCATTATAAGTCTTGACACCTTTATGGTCGTTACTACCAAGGCTTA